AATAAAATCAACTAGCTGTGGAATGATATTGTCACGTTCTTGTTCAACTACTTGCTGACGATAAAATTGTAAATCTGCATATAACTTTTCCTGCTCCAGAAGAGCGAAGGCTCGTTCGCGTTCTTGACGCTCACGCTCCAACTGCTCCTGCAACTCTGACAATCGAGCATCCGCGTATGATTTGGAATCTAGTTCCGACAACGCTTCTGCTCTTGCTCGTTCTGCTTCTGCTTGCGCGTCCGCATTACGACGAGATGCTTCTTCTTCTTTTTCTTTTCGTAGTGAATTAAGTTCTTCCTTCAAACTTTCAATTTGAGGGTAGAGCTTATCCTTTTCTTGATGTCGAACTCTTGCTAGATCTTCGTCAGTATAGAACTTGTTAAGATTATTAGAGTCCGTAGTAGTAACAGTCTGCGCGTCAACGCCCGACACATTTACAACTGGAGCTGTATTGGCTTCTGCTTCAAAAGCAGCTGCCATAGTTTCTGCATTTTCCATTTTTATACATCCTTTATATCCTAGGGGTCGTTGTCCGAAGTAAGAGCACGAGTGACCAAACGTTGTATTACGAGTTTATTTTCTCTATCCCTACGAAAAATTACAGGCTAAACACCTTTATTTTTCATAGCCTTCTGGAACACGTCTCTGTGGGAGTTGGGTTCCATAAGCTTGTGTGACGAGGTTGCCGCGTAGGGCTTGGTCGCCCATCTGTGCGGCAATAGTCGCATCGTCAATTACTGGAGGTAATACAGATTGAGGAACTCCTGCTTCAGGGCTTCCGCCACCTACAGGCTGAGCTGGGCCTCCACCAGGCCCTAGCTGTGCTGACTGCATACCAGTTAACATCATGATGTCATTTTCAATTTGAGTCTGTACCAGTTTGAGAGCGCCATCAGACTTAGCATCTTCAATGAGCTCTTGACGAATTTCTGTAAGCTTTGCGGCTGGGAACTCTTCGCCAAGTGCTCGTAGGGCGCCTTCTTTAGACTCAAGGCCTAGAGACAGCTTGCTTTGAATTTCGTTAAGTGCGATAAGTTTATCTAAAGGCAACGGCTGTGGGAAATAAACATAGTTTTGGAAAGTCAGTGGGTCGTTAGGATCTAACTGAGCAGCCTGACCTTGCTTTAGAGGCACCGTGCTGGCATTAGGGTCCCAAATAAATGTTTGAGGCTCTTTGACTGCAAGGCTTACAAGGATTAACTCGTTAACGCGCTCTAGTCCGTGAGCGTATTGAATAATCTTTTGGTGGTAGCGGTTCATCAAAGGTTGGAATTGAATAGAAAGCGCCACGCCTGAGGTGTTAGAAATAGGCTGTGCTTGGCCAAGAGCCGTCTCAGGAACACCAATCATCTCGTGCATAGACTTCTTTAGCAAAGCCATAAAGTCCATAGCGCCTTTTAGACCTTGTGCTCCGCCTTCAAGGTTTTCTACCTTAGCGTCTTTTGGAAGCCCGCCCCAAACTTTATTAGCACCCTTTTCTAGCTGAGATGCTTTTGCTCCAATGATAACCGTAACTGGCGCTGCGTGGTAATTAACAATGTCCGCAATATCCGTAGCGGTTTCATTATATGCACGGTTAATGTTAATAATGTCATTGCAATCTGATAGGCCCCAAGGAGAACCAGATATACGAACGTTTGGAATATGAACAACAGGGATAGTGCCAAGCGGGTTAGGGCGAGAGTCAATAAGCTCATCGTTGATGTACTCCTCAATAATGTCGTCTGTCAAGATTTCTGTGTAAGTAAATACTTGACGTGTTCCTTCTAAAGAGGTTCCCCAGAAACGGTACTTAAGTTTAAAACGAATTAAGCGCTCGCGGTCGTGGGGGTGAAACTCTGGAAAAGCAAAAGAAGAGTTAAGCGGAAGTATGCGTACACGGCCAGGATGGCCTCGGCCAGATGGATCAACCCAAGCCTCTTCGTAAGCTACTTTAATAAAACAATCTCCAGAAACAGAGCCTTGCTGCCCAATCTCCCAAAGCACTGTAGCTTTGTTGTTATCTACTTCCCACACGCGCTCAAGTAGGTCAGGAACAATAGCTTCTGTTAGTTTAGATGAGCGAAAGTTAACGCCCTTACCAAATGTGAAGTTAATTAAAAAGTCTGTAAATGCTCTGTAGTAGTTGAGCATGATCTGTGCTTCGCCTGTTTGACGGCGGTATGAATAGTGATGACCAAGGTACATCGCCCAGTTAAGGGAATAACGGTTTAAGCGGGGACCGTGTACTTCAAACTCTTCATCTGCAAGCTCAACAAGTCCAAGTGGAGAGATGGAGATTGTTAGGTCAGAAGAGGCTGCACGATAACTCGGAGGCGAGAAATCAATACCGCTCACCAATCACCTCTTTCAAAATAAGTAAAACTCAATGTCGATATATTAACATATCGACAGCTTATATGAAGCGTTCGCCTCGGATGTTGCCTTGCCCGACCTTCTTGGTTACTTTCTTTTTCTTTTGCTCTTCTTCTTTGTCGCGTTTTTCTTGAGCGTAGTCGCGAAACCTAGGGTCTATATCTTTCTTAGATTTAACGTATTGACCGCCCATTTGGTTGTATTTAGCATGAATCCAGTGGCCGCGAGCGGGAGAGTTTTTAGAAAACTTTGCTCCCGCTTGAGCAGTAACCATGTTCCAAAGTTTAGGGTTGGCAGCAACCTGCGTTGGGGTTTCTTTTGCTTCTCTACCTGAGATGAGTGCCATTTATAATCCTTAGATAGGCAGTCGCCCCCTGCCGCCACGTAAGAAGCAGGGGGAACGACTTGCTATTTAATTTATTAGTCTTGAACTACAGAAGGGTTAAGAGCTTGTTGATGAGCACCATTGCGGAATACTTCTTCAAAACGATTATCGCCATGGTCAGCAAATGCACCAGCAGCAAAATCATTTAGGCTGTTTGGAGCTTCTACCCAAGCTGCAGAACCAACGTGTGCGCGCTCGCGCATTGTTTCTTCTGGAAGCTTTTCAAATACGTTTGCGTTGCGGTTTGGACGGCCTGCTGCAGGCATGTAGCCCTGCATTGCGCCTTCTGTAAATGACTGTGGAACATCGGTATCAGTCGCGATACCTTCTTCAAAACGTAGTGGGCCGCGTTGTCCTGGGACAGCGCCTGTCATCTTACGGTCGTATGTAGGGCTGTGCTTCTCAGGGAAGCGTGGGGCTGGTGCAATTGACATATAAACTCCTAAATTGGTTTGAGGACCTCAGTCAATAGTGTGCTACGTAAGTAAGACAAAATCAGGCTAAAGTCATAACTATCTATAAAACGGTGAACTTGAAACCTCAACCGACGGCATAGTTAAATCCATGGTTAAAGCCACAGCAATAGCTAAAGAGTCGGCATAGTCATCATGAGCATGTGCTTCATCTGGCGCTTTAGCTAAGAAATTAGGCCCAGTGAACTTAGTCTCTAGGTCTGTCATCTGCTGGTAGAACCGCTTCCAAGTACGTAGGCGGCGAGTTTTAGCGTGAGCAGGCCACCCAACCATACGTCGGTCAATGAGCGCTTTAAGGTGCTTCCACCGCTTTGACTGTTCTGGTTGACTGCTGCCAATTGAGTAGACCTCAGATTTTGGTAAAAGTAGTTTAAGTCGTTGAGCTACTGCGTCACCAACACCATTAGCGTCTACACCAACACCTAGAACGTCGTAGTTACTTAAGAACTGAACAATTTGAAAATATTGATCTTCCCAATCGTCGCCTTGAATCTCTAACCAATTGAGGACGCGGTGGTCAAAATAACCAAACTCATCTGGGCGATCCCAATCTACCCACACAACAGTAACTACCGTAGAGTCAAGTTTACGTGCGGGGTCGATGCCAACAACTACTGGTGTTCGGTGCCATGCCTTTACTACTTCTTGAGAGGTATCGCCAAGCTCATCCATAATTGTAGATGTAACAAACATGCCTCGTTCAAGAAGCCATTTGCATGAGTACGACATTTGAAACTCGTCTGAGTCTTCGCCTACACGAAGCATTTCTTTCTTAATAAACTTTCCGTAGTTCTCGTTAACCTTAGCCACGTCTCGCCAGTCCCACTCAAAGTGATTCTGTCTAGAGCGGGCACCTGTCTGTCTACGCTTGTTTAATTGGATAGAGCGATAAAAGTTATTCTTGTGCGTAGTCGGGGTGCCAGTTTTAACCATGGTTCCTGAGTAGTACGCAAGCATTGGTGAGATGGACTTTGACACTACAAAGTCGTCTGCTTCTTGGCACTCGTCAATAACAATAAGGTGGAAAGACTTAGATTCAATCTTTGCGCGAGGGTTAGCGGTCATCATCATTAGTGATGAGCCAGAGTTCTTTAGTTTAATTTGGCGAGTAACTCCTGGGACTTTACCTAGGGAGTCGTCAATCTCAGGGTCACCCAAGATCTCTAGTGCACGTTCTGATGTAAGGCGATTTACGGTACGGCCAAATAGTGTTTCTACCTGCCCCTCAACAGGGGCAAACATACCGATCCACACACCATTAGCAAACTTGCCTAATAGGTCTGGGTACATCTTTGCTAAACGGGGCAGGAGAACCATGAGCGCAGCTACTGTGTTAGCAATAGTCTCTGACTTACCTGACTGACGCGCTGCAAGCGCGGTAATTTCTTCACCGTCGTTAATGATTACAGACTCAATAACTCTGCGGGCTAGAGGCATTTGGTAAGGGTGAAGCTCATGCCCTACCAGCGCGGTTTGAAACTGAATACAACGATCTACAAGCTTTTTAACAAATTCTTTAGAGAGCTCATCGAGCTCTTCAATTTCTTCTTCGGGCGCAAGGTCTTCCTCATCTTCAGGAAAAAACTCTTCTTCATCTAATGCTGTATCCATTGTGTTCCCTAGTCTAGGTGAAAACAAAAAGCCTGGGCGTTTAAACCCAGGACCTTTTGATTGCCATCACGGGGGAGAGAAGAGAGGCAAGCGAAGCTTAGCACAATTGTCGACAAATTGACAAATTGATTTAATAGCGTGTCGTTCGGCGGTTTAACTCGTCTACAACCGCATGCAGGGCTTCCGCCCCTAATAAAGCCTCATTCAAAAACATAGGTTCTCTTTGTTTTGAGTAGGCAGTCATACAACGGCCAATCTCATACAGCGATTGATCAACCCACTGCTCAAGCTCTGCGGTGGGGATCTTAGATACTCTATTAGAGACCTTTTCAGAAAACGGCTTTAACCAAGGCTCTTTCTTTTTAAAAAGATTCATCAAATAATCCATCCTCTGGTTTCCAAGCAACTCTAGCTTTCATAGCGTCAGATAGTATCTTATCAATCTTATCTTCGTCTTCCCAGCCAATTTGAGGGCGCTCAACCCACAGGCCTAAATAAAAACCTGGTTCTGTGAAAGGGGCCCGCATAACCAAACACTTACCTTTTCTGTAAGGCATTTCGGTTTCTTGGGTAGTTCCTATTTCAAAAATAGGTAATGCTTTTTTATGCCAGTAGCGTAGCTTTCCAACGTATAAGGGTCCGTATGATTTCAAATTTATTCCCTTGCGTCAAACAGCTTCTCGTCAAGTGTGTAAAGGTTACCTTGTTGCATGCGGCTAGCTGTAGCCGCTGAATGACTGAAGCGCTCTTTGGTTCCCGCAGATAACGCGTCCATATCAGCCTCGTGATGGGATGAGCAGGCGTTTTCAATAATAGGTAAGTAGTCATTAGTTGATGGGCTATTTTTAAGGCCTAGCCAAATGTTAACTGGAACATCGTTGTACTGCCACCATTTACCACTGCGCATAACAATTACTATAGTGTTTGTGGTGTGGTTGTACCCTACAGTAAACGCTCTAGGGCGCTTAGGGTTAGCTGTGGGGGCGGTGTAGACTTCTGTGCCAACATTTGCAACGTCATTAGGTATATTCACTGACCAGTTTTTATCTATCTGGTTTGAGGATGACTGAGCAGCGGGGTCGTTATCAGAAGTGTTTCTTTTAAAAGTATTTAGATTACGTTCACTAGACTGTTTTAAAGCTGCCTCAGCTTCCGCAAGGCTTTGCTTCATTATTGCTTTAAGATCTTTTTTGGCCATCAGTCCTCGCAGGTATGATTCTCGGTTTCTGTTTCTAGAACTCTAACTAAACAAATTGCACATCGTAAATACTTAGGTGGTTTAAAATCATTCTGAGCAGTGGCGCCTAGTGGGAAGTTAGCCCCGTCTTCTGCGTACTCTGACTCATAGTTATAAATTATCTCTGGTTCATCAAACAGTTCTCGTGGGAACGGTCCTTTTGGGTCCATTGCTCTTTGCGGAACAGGATGAACTTGAACAGCTTGTTTTTTACTTATCCTCATCTTTATCAGACGCCTTCTTTGCTTCTTCAGCTGGAAGAGGGAAGTGACCTTCGTCTGCTCGTACTTTAAGCCATGGTGGCAAGCACGCGTTGCAGTAGGCCGCAGGTGATGCGCTAGGGTCATTCACATAGTAAAGAGCTGGGTTAGTACAGTTATAGCAAGTCATATAAAAAGTGTACAGCAAAAGGGGCGGAAAATCTCCGCCCCCTTGCTGAACTTACTTAGATTTCTTTTTTACTGGCTTTTTGGCTGAAGCTCGGCTTAAAACGCCTGTGAGCTCTAAGAGGCCAATACTTGCAATTCGCCCAAACGCTGGGTCTTTTTTGTTAAAGAACCGAATTGCTACTGGTACTAGAGATGCCCATAGAGCATTAGCAACTAGTAACCACTCACTTGAACCAAAGTCCAGCGGGGTTGCTGCGCCACTAGTATGCAAAACGATAGTTACTGCGCCGATTACTTGACCTGCCAAGTTACGTACGTAGGATTCAATCATTGCTTTATTCATGTTACTCGCCTTCTTCTACATGTTGGTCAAATCGACCCTCAAGTCTTGCTAATGATACTCTAACTTCGGTCATATCAAGGCCAATTTTGTTAATTGCGTCGCGCATAGAAGAGCCGCCATTAGGTTTTAGTTCTGCAAGGTAATGTTTAATCGTCCACTTAATTCCAAGAGCTGTGGCACCGCCTGCGGCTACTATAACTGAAGTGAACGCGGCCCAGTCTGATACTGTCAATTTTTTGCCAATCATGTAGGTATTAGATACAAGCGCGATAATGTTATCCGTATCAAAGCCCAATGTATACAATATACGCATTTACTATTAGATTTGTCATATTAAATTAAATTTATTATTTAACTCTTAGTTCGCCTTGACATGCGTTGTAACGCTTGTGTTATGGTTGTTCCTGACGAAGCCACCCACAAGGTGGCTTTTGCCTACTGAGAGGAGCAGAAATGCTTAATATCAGAAAACGTACAGCAGTAGTAGCATCTGTTTTTATTTTTTTGGGAAGCTGCCCGCCAGCAATGGCGGAGCCAGTAGTACCAGAAGAAGTAGTTACAGTTGTGAGCCCGTTAGATTCATTTGAAGAAGCTAAGGTTCTTACCAAAGCCGAATTAAAGGATTTATTAAAAGCGGTTGGTTTTGAGGGAAACGCTCTCAAGACCGCTTGGGCAGTTGCTATGAAAGAATCAAATGGCCGCCCACTGGCCTACAACGGAGACAGTAGTACAGGAGATCACTCCTACGGCGTATTTCAGATTAACATGATTGGAAATCTGGGAGAAGACCGCAGAGAAAAGTTTGACCTCACCACTAATAAAGACCTCTTTAACCCAGTTACAAATGCGGAAATAGCTTTCTACATGACTAACGGCGGAAAAGATTGGTCTTCCTGGAAAGTCTACCCAGGCCAAACAAATGGAGCTAGATATGAGAGTTTTTTAAAACAATTCCCAAAGAACTAAAAATGTAAAGCAAAAAGCCCCAGCCAATTGGCTGGGGCTTTTTGTTTGTTGTGAGATTATGAAAGTACTGCGTAAGGTGTGATTGTAATTGTTGCTGTTGTAGCCACAGAAGCAGCACCTGCTGCTGTTGATTGAGTCTTAATTGTTCCAGCAACACCTGAAAGACCAGCAACTGAAAGTCCTGATGTTGAGAGGGCTCCTGAAGTTGTAGTTGTGTAAGAAACAGTGTTTGTAGCAACTGCTGTAACTGTGTAGGTACCATTAAGTACGTCATTTGGAGATACAAGAGACGCCACTGTAATCTTTGTACCTACTGGGTACTTAGCGCCAGCACCTGATGAGGTAATTGTCGCTGTTGTAGCTGTACGTGAAACTGCTGTAATTGTTGAAGCTGCGTTTGTAGCTGCTGAAGCTGTAGTGATGTTAGCTGCTTCGTAACCAGCATCCTTAAGCTCATCAAGAGCTACTGCTAATGTGTCACCAACTACTGAAGGTACGTTGATGTAACCAATTCCAGCGCCATCAGCGGCTGTAAAGGCTGTTGTTAGTTGAACTTTGCCGTATTGACCTGTAATCTCGCCAGCGTTAGCTGAGTTAGTTACTGTGAACTTAAGCTTGTCTGCAGATACAACTGTTGCTGAAGATAAGTTATAAGCGCCAGCTGTAAGGCCTGT